AAGAAGAACTTCGTAAAATTGCAGAATTCAGATTTAACCTGTATATTTTCTCCCAACTTTCCAGTATATCCTAGTGTTCGAAAAAGGCTCATAACTAGACAGGAACACGAGAAATACTCCTATGATGGAGATTTTTTGATAGCCAGTCGATTTATGGGCAATCCTACTCTTGAGTATCATCAGTTTCAACGGAAAGCTCAGAAGATCTTAATGAAGTCGGATGCTGGAGTTACTTCAGACATATCGTCTGCTGTGATTTTAGGTGGAACCACAACTGTAGGAAAGAGTGGCTCACCAGTTATTTACTTAAGTCCGCAGTCCAACATTAAGTTGGTGGGTCTCCAAGCGTGGGCCCTTGGGCTTGAGTATACACCCCAAATTGCTGTTCAGGTGTTGACACAAGAAGATTATGATGTGCTTACCAAACAGCTCCTTAAATCTGTAGGTGGCACTGATTGTCAATTAACTCTTCCCTGTGAAATTGAACCCATTGATGGGTTACCAACTGCTTTCCAGGGTGAAGATTATAATACAGTTGTGGGTCAAGTATCTGATGGATTTATTGCCGGGAAGGTTGGACATTCGCAGATACAAAAATCAGTAATAGCTCCTCTAATGGAAAAGGATGGATACTACAGCACCAGGTGTCCAGCTATTGTTTCAACTCTAGATCAGCGAAGAGTTGGAGAGGGTCATTTTTTGGCCCACTCATTAGGGAAATTTGTGCGCGGGTCTCTTCAGCCTTTCCTTCCGGATAAGTTGAGAGAAGCACGAGAGTGGATGAAAAACCTATTTCGATCAAAACTCGATAAAGACAATTTTAGGCTGTTAGAATTTTCAGAGATAGTAACCGGCTTGCGTGAAGATGGTTCGAACCCCATGAATTTGAAATCATCTCCCGGTCTTCCTTTTATCAAGGATAAAACGAGAGGTAAGGGCAAATTTGATCATTTTCATATTAATGAAGAGGGGGAACTGGATTTCGTAAGAGAAGGACTGTTCGAGGAATTTGAACAGTTCTATCAAGACCTGACTGAGTCAAAGATACCATATGCATTGGCATATGATTTTCCCAAGGACGAGTTGCGTCCACGCGACAAGGCTTTGGGAACAAAACACTCACCACCCAAGACACGGACCGTAGTTTGTATGAACATGTATTATATAATGGCATGGCGATACTTAACTCTGGACTTTTGGAGTGCGATGCATAGGGCTGCAGACGGAAGTTTTCCGTTCTGTCCTGGCATGAACCCTGAGGGTCCAGATTGGACTAATGCGTTTCGATACCTAGATCGCCACCCAAATGTTGTTGACTTTGATGTTAGCAATTGGGATGGATACTTGAATTCTGAACTCTTTTATGGAGCTGGCGAAGTAGTTTCGTCATTTCTTGATCTTGATTCTCGAGATCAAAGAGCTTTGAAC